GGCGTCGAAAGTGTAGGTGAACGTCCCGCCCGACTCGTCGCCGATCGTTACCAGCGTTTCGGTTCCAGCTTCGACCAGGCATACCCGCGTGCCAGTCTCAAGGCCGGTTAGCTGGATTGTCGGAACGACCAAATCTTGCACGCTCATCGTCATCGCGAAGTCGAACGATGACCAGCCGGACACCGGCACGGCGGTTGCCGCCGTCGCAAGCTCGGCCGCGCTGCATAGCCCGATCGCCTCGCCCGGCCGCACAATGATCGGATCGGCTTCGCGCCCGCCCAGGATGTTCGCGGCGCGATTGTTCAGCCCGGTCAGGTTCCGACTGCCGAGCGTGCCCGCCGTCGCGCCATAGCCCGCCGTTTCGGGGAACATCAAGCGGTATGCGGGTCCGAGAAAGTCTTTCGTGCCAAGGTAGTTAAAGCCTTTCGGCGTTCCGGCCGACGCATCCGACAGGTAATTAACCGGAATGCCGTTCGCCGGAGCGACCGCCGCGTCGGAAATGATGAATCCGGGGAATGCCGCGTCTGCCGTGTCAAATTTGACAATCGGCATGCGCTTGCTTGTGTCCTCGAGGGACGCCGGGTCAAGCAAGACGGAAGCAAGCTGCAGGTATGGGCTATCGAAAGTCCCGATTTCGTGCACGTCGATACTGATTAGCCGCACAACGTCGGACGCGCTGTCATTGCGCAGGACAAGCGGGCCGCCTTGCTCGCTATCCGCCCGAATGTATTGCGTGCACGAATAGAAGCCGCCGCCGACTACCTTAAACGTCAGCGTTGCCTTATAGACCTGGCTCGCGTTGATCGCCGCAACGTACAGGCCAGCCGACTCACCGGCCCGAATGACGATCGTTTCAAGGTCGGCGTCGCGCGGCGGATTCAGGGCGCCGAGAATGGCTCGCGCGCTCTTGAGCCTGCCATGCGGGCCAAACATGGCCGCAATGGCCGGCGCGGCGGCCGGACTCCACCGCTTATATTGAATCCACGGAATCAGCAAATCCGGCGTCGCGGTCCACGATACGTCGCGGTATAGCCCGATGCCGGTTGTCGGCGTGTACGTCGAATCGTATTCGGCGACCGGGACAAGTTCACCGCCAGTCGACGCGCCGCGCGCCACGGCAAAGGTCGCATAGGACGTTGCGACCGACGATGCCGAGCGCGTCGCGTTGACGACCTCTACGGAATGGACATAGATCGCCTTGTTCGAGTCAAGCGGGTTATATAGGGCAACGGCGGCGTTACCTGACGCGCCGACCCATTGCCCCTGCCCGTAGGCTCGATAACGACGCGGCACTGACCCGCCTTACGTCCGCGTGATGAGAAAGATCAAATCAGCGTTGCCGACGGCGGTCGATCCGACGTGCCGGATATTGCAGCCCTCGCCCTCACGCAGAACGATCGGCTCGAGGTTACTGTCGCCGGTCGCATCGTAGACATTCGCCAGCACCGGGATGGTTTCGGTTTCGTCCGAGGTCAGCGCCGACGCGGCCGGTTCGTCATTACTCCACATCCACCGCATAAAGTCGGGATCGGAGGTATCCGTCGCGGTCGCGCCCTGCGCGATTAGCACCTGTGCCGGCAGATTCGCGCTTGTCGTGTCGTGTTTCGTGGCGTTCACCGCAGTGCCGCCAGATTGCGCGGATGTTCGGCGCAGCGCCATTGTCGTGATGACGCCCGTTACGCCGGCCGTTTGATTGTTCAGCATCCAGGCGCGATACACGCGCAGGACGACGCCGGAGCCGACGCCGTTAAAGATGGCGAGCATTGACTTACCGGACGCAAACGTCACGCCCGGCGCGCAGATTGAATAGGTCGCGGCCATTTATACCCCCTCGGTTTGAGTGACGACGCCCTCGTAAACGGCGCCGGACGGCGACCGAAGGGCAATGGTTTTCTGCACGGTTCCTTGCTTGGCGTCCACGTTGACGACAAGCGTCGAAGGCGTCGCGTCCTGCACTGGCCGCTGATTCACCTGCGCCGACAGTTGCGCAAGCTGCGCGGCCAGCGCGTCAAGTGCCTGCGCGACTCCATCGTCGGATGATTCGGGCGGTTCCATCGCTTCGGACTGCGCGCGGATGATTTCCGCCTGCGCCTTTGCCTGCGCTTCGATGCGCTTCGCGTCCGCCTCGATTAGCCTGGCGTCGGCCTCTTTTAGCTTCGCCTCGGCCTCTTTGTCATTGACGATGTTCGCGTCTGACTTGAGGACAAGTTCGCCTTGCTTGTCGCCTAGCTGCTGCTTTAGCGCCGCATTCTCTGCGGCTAGCCTTTCCATGTCCGCCGTCATGCCCTGCAAAGCCTGATCCATGCCTTGCACCATCGCCATTACTTGCGGGTCCGGCTGCGCGCCCTGCCCCGGCTTGGCGTCGGCCAGCCCTGGCGGCAATGTCTTTTCAAGCCGCGTCGCTAGTTCCTCAGCCATCGGGAAGTCAGCCGCCCGCATAATCAGATCACCCGCGACTTGCAGCAGTTGCGGATTGCGCGCGCTCATTTCGGTCAGCGTGGCGAATGCCTCTTGCCGCTGCGTCTGGAATGTCGGCCCGGTGTTGATTACCACGTCATAGCGGCCAACCAGTGGGTTAAAGATGCGCTCGATTTCCTCGGCGCCTTCGATTTCCTGATACGCGCCCGGCATTTCAGGATCAAGCACGGCGGTTTCCTCTTTGCCGTCAAGGCCGAGGATGCGAACGACGCGCTTTGTATCGTAGACCTTCTGGATAAGGTCTATCACTACCTTGGCCTCATACTGCAGCGCGCGGCGCAGATTGTCGGGGAAGTGAAAGGTCGCAATCTCACCCTGCACTTTGAGCCGTTCAATGCCGACGCCGCTTGAGGCTTCCGACCGGATGCCGAAATTCGCATTCTGCTGGCCGGACGCGGCGCGCATTTGCTCGGTCGACAGGCCAAGCAAGCGGACTTGCGCCTCCGGCATGATCGGCGGCGGCTGGCGCTGCGGCTGCGGAATCGGCGTGCCGTCATCGCGCAGCGCATTCCAGGGCAGATACGGCCGATTCTCAAGGTTGGCCGATTTCCAGATTTCCTCGTAGCCCTCTAGCGCCTCGGCCGCGGCAAGGTACGGCACGCGATTTTGCAGCGCGAGCGTTTGCACCGTTTCCGAGTAGGCATAGTTCACCATGCGCGCCGGGTCTTTCAGATCGCGCACAAGCCCTTTGCGGACGATCTGCCCGTTTACGTTCAGTTCCTTGCCGACCACGGTAATGATCGGAAGGTATTGGCCCGGCCACTCGCGTTTGTCGATCGGCTGATCTTCGCCGCCGACAAGCTCGCACCAATACCAGCGGCGCCGCTCGGTGTCGCGTTCCTTGAACACGGCGACCATTTGGCCGTCCGGCATCGTCAGCGACCCCGGCGCGTCGCCCTGCGGCGCGACATAGCGCACGTTTTCGGGAAGCGCGCTCTTTAGCATCGTCTGCCCGCCCGCGAGCAACAATGCCTTGTCTTTCACGTCCTCGCAATAGAAGTATTCCGCGCGCCGCACCGTGTCTTTGCTGACCCACGACGAATCCGTCGGGCCTGGCACCCAATTGGCCGGGTCTATGTTCGGGTAATCGCGCTTGAATTGCTCGCGGCTGATGTCCTCGAACACGAATCCCCACCGCGCGTCCGACTTGTCCAGTTCCTTCGCGTCGGGGTCGATAAAAATCAAGTTTGGATTCGGGCATGGGCCAATACGGATGACCTGATTAAACGACTCCGGCGTTTCGTATTCGGTGTAAACCCGCCAATAGCCCTCGCCGCCATAGATGGCATGCTCCGCGGCTACGTCGTGCGCGTCGTCCGCGTGGCTGCTGATCTGCACATTGCGCAGCAGTCCGCCGAGGATTTCCGCCGTTTTCTTGTCCGCGCCATTGTCGACTGGCGATACCTTCGCGCTCGGCTTGTTGATGCGGATTTGATTGATGATTTGATTGCAATGCTGCGCGGTCATGTTGACAGTCAGCATGACTCGGCGATCCGCAGTGCGGCGGTTGCGAATATCCATCGGCCATTGCCAGCCGTTATCGCTGTCGCCCATGACAAACTGCGTATCGGCAATCGCCTGCTGCCGCAACGTGCTGTAAAAGTTCTCGGCGCGCTTGAACCGCTTGCGCGCTTCCTCAACGATGCTGCCTGGCGTGTCGTCTGTCATTTGCTTACCGTGAAAGGGCATCAACCAGCGGATTTCCGTTGCGCTCCAGAATCTTTAGCATCCCCTCCTCGCCGGGGAAGACGACGAAGTTGCTAGTCGCGGTCGGCGCGGTCAGCTTCCCGCCAATGTGCGCGAGAGCCTTTTTCGCCTCTCGCTCTGTCGGGAATGCCCTGACCATGCCTGTAGGGCCAGTGACAAGCCATTGATTTGAGTTGCCGCCCCGCGATCCGCCGTCTAGGTAGCGGATGCCGGGGATGCCTGCGGATCGCAAACTCTCAGAAAGCGCAGCCCTAGCGTCAACTCCGGCGCGAGTATTCGGGGCAAGTTCGTTGAACCAGCTTCCAAGCGGAGCGTGTTCTAGCGCACCGTTTTGGCTCCATGTCTCATATAACTTAGGCGACTTCGCCTGCAGCTTTTGGCGAATGATCGCTTGTGCCTCCGGCGTCTGCTGACTCAGCGGCTTATCCCAATCCAGCATCTTGGCGACTGCGGAGTCGGGGAGGTCTACTTTGTAGAGGTTGCCCGCTGGACGCTGAACCCCGTCTGTCATTTGCAACGCAGTAAGGCGCTTTCCTCCGCTGTATGACGACGCCACTTCCGGCGCTTCTGCCAAATACAACCCATGCCCATAAGCCTGCGCGCCTTCGCCCGTGCCAATCTTGCTGCTATCGAACTTGTCAAACTTGTGCGGGCTGCCGTGGTAAGTGATGATGTTGCGGATCGGAGCCGGCAGGCGCGAACCGACAGCCATCGCGGTCATGTCGGACAGGGACTTGGCGCCTTCCGTTGGGTCGGCCTCGCCGGTCAGGTATTGCGCGCCAAGCGCGGCCCCTCCAAGCGCGGCAATCAGCGGATTAGGCGAGTAGGACATCGGTTCGCCGACCGCCTTTAGCAGCCCGCGCGATCCGCGTTGCTTGCGCAACTGGTCGGCCGCATAGCGCGTCGGGCCGGGATTCATTAGCCCCGCCTCGAGCTTGTTAGCTTCCATCGCTCATCCCATCCAACTCAGCTCGCCCGGCATCGCGTGAATGCCCGCCTTTTCCTCGGCCGCCTTCGGCGCTTTCTCGCCCTTGACCATGCCGGGGAACAGTTCGGCTAGCACCCAAATCCAGGCGTCGGCGCGGTTCGGACTGCCCTTGCCGGTATAGCCCGCGGTGCTAAAGGCGGTCAATTCGTCCTCAAGGTCGCGGAATACGCCCGCATGGCGAATCTTGCCCGATTCGTAGAGGGATGAAAACGGCTCGGCGCGGACAGCCTTGCCGCGGGTCGCCTTGACCGCCTTGTAAGGCGTGCGCGGCCGTGCTGTCTGGATTGTAAAGCGCACCATTTCGCCGCCGAAATTGTCCTCGCCGACTACCAGGTCGGCCGCGTGCCGCTCAAACGCGCTGGTCGCCACCTTGCCCCATGTTCCGGGGCCGGCTTTTACGGTCACGTCCTCGAGCAAATAGGCATTGCCGTCTGTGCCCAGGCCGCCAACGACGATCCCGATCGCGTCATTGTCCGCGTTGTCAGTGTCGCCCGATCCGCTCGGATCAACGCCCACGCAAATCCGCACCATGTCGGGCAGCTTCCCATCGGTCACGCGCCAGCGGTCGATTATCTCGTCAGCAAATAGCGCATTCGGCGTCGCGTCGGCAAACTCGCCGCGCAGGAATCGCTTTTGCAGCCGGCCGGACAAGCTGCGCAGCGCGTCCAAGTAGCCGGCCGCCAAGTTCTCGGCGTTGTCCTCGGGGTTGATCTGGAAATGCGCGTAATCGTCGGGGTGCGATAGCGGCGCTTTCGTGTCCGGGTCGCGCTTCTCGACGAACAGGCGATATGACCAATGCGCCTTACTCGGCGGATTGCAGTCGTAATACATGCGCGGCCGCAATGGCGCCTCGCGTCCGTCAATGATCTGCGTCGCGCGCTGCGCCAGTCGAGTGACCGCAATGTGCCGCGATCCCTGCGGAATCTGGCTGCACTCGTTTAGGTAGATCGTGCCGTGTTCCTGGCCGAGAATCTTCTCGGTGCGCTCTTTGTCATCAAGGCCGCCGAACCATATTTGCGAGTCGTTGCTGAACCGCGCGAACCAATCCGTTTTGTCGACGTGGTAGTCGATTTGCGGGAAGCACAATTCCATGACCTTCGGGAAGGTGTCCAAAACAATCGACGCCTTCACATGATTGAACCGGAACCGCAGGATTGCGTGCCGCGACTTGGCCGCCTTGATTGCGCGCATGGCGACGGCGCGCGTCAGCAGAAACGTTTTGCCGCTGCGGCTGCCGCCGAAAAGCATTATGTGCGTCGCGTCGCCAGCGAGGATGCGTTGCGCCTCTTGCTGGCGAGGCGTGAGCTTCACAGGCGCTCATCCTCAGTAGTCGCCTTGACGATGATCGCGCCGCCGTCTTTGCCGGTCAATTCTGTGCGCGCAAGCTTCGGCGCTGCGTACTCGGCCAGCTTCGCGACCAAATCAAGCGCCTTGCCCGGATCGTTGCTCGCAACGTCCGCTAACCAAGTCGCGTAATTCTCGCGGTTCGCGTCCAGCAGGCTCGTAATGACCTGTCGAAACTCGACGGTCACCTTGTTGACGCTGCCTGGCCGGCGTCCGCCCGTTTTCCGTCCTTTAGCCATCTTTCTTAATCTGTCTTAGACAAACCGCGGACGGTCGCGGCTCGATTTTCGGAATCTTTTCGTTCAACAAGCGGCCCTTCTTGCTCATTGCAAAGATGAGAGCCCTTTCCATTTCGCCTGAAATCATGTCTGGAATGCGCGTCATCAACACAACCAGTTTAAGGTGCGGCCATTTCCTGGCGTGTTCTTGCGCTCGCAAAATAGGAGTTTTGGTTTTGCCGACATACCAGCAAACCCCGGCAGAGTCCCTCAGCGAATAAATGATGCTGTGCATCGCATCGCCCTACTTTGGGGTTCCGCCGCCGAGCTTTGCCTCAGTGCGTGCCATTTGCTGCGGCGCGAGGCGAGCGCGCCATGAGGGTTATCGGGTCCGACTGAATCGCCCGGAAGCCGTAGCGGCGATACCAAGCGGCGAGCGCGTCGTCATCAAGCGGGCCATCTGCGTAGGCTTTCGGCTCGATTACCAGCACGGTCGCGGCAATGTCGGCTTCGATACACAAGTCGCGCAGAAGCCGGCCGGCGTCGCCCTGTCGGCGTGCGCCTTCGTCCGTATGCAGCCTGACGATCTGGCGCAACTGGCTATCCGGCAGCGCCTCAAACTCCCGCAGCCATGCGGAAGCCGCGCCATGCTGCCGCAGGCCGGTTTGCATCGGGGTCATGCCTAGAATCCGGTCGTTGCCTTTGTGCATCCCGCGGCGGCCGTAGTCGTGTGAACCCACGTCAGTTGCGCGTCGGTCAGGGTCGGCGTGGCGGTCACAATGCAGCCGTTGACTGCGGCGCTGCCCGTAATGACAAGCGCGGCCGTGCCGGTTGTAAAGGTGACGGTGCCGAACTTAGGAACCGGAAGCGCGGCGATGTCAGTAAACCCGCCCGAAGTCAGTTCGGCCAGCGAGTCACAGGCGGCGACGTTGTTGCTGTTGTTCTGCAGGCATTCGGCAATCGAGAGCTTGAGCGCGCCGAGCGATGACACGTTGTCCGCCCACCTGGCGCGGGCCGTGTATTGCTGATACTGCGGGATGGCGATTGCGGCGAGGATCGCGATGATCGCAACGACGATCATCAATTCAATCAAGGTAAATCCGCGCGAGGTTTGATGCGTAATGCGTTGATGTTTCACGTGAAACGCTCCGAAGTTAAGAAAATGCCCGCCGAAGCGGGCAAAGCCGAACGCGCCGAAGCGCGCCGGCAGCGGAGACACCGGGCGAAGTCTGCGCGTCGTCAGTTTCGCTGTCAATCTTTGGCCGCCATCAAATACCCGCGAATTTCGGCGATTGCGTCCTCGGCCGAACGGCAGACAACGCACTTGTTGCCTTGCATCATAAGCGCCGCAATCGTCTGCCGCTGTTCCATCGAAAGCACGCCGGCGCTGGATTTCATTTCGATGCGCAGGCTATGCCAGCCGCCGCGGGCGACAGGCAGGCACAGATCGGGGATTCCCGGCCGCAGACCTTCGGCGCGCATCCGGTTGGCGTGCTTGGCGGCGGCGATCCGGTCTTTGCCGTAATACGAGCCGTTCGGGATCGCGTACAGGGTCAGCAGTTCCGGCCACTGGCGGCATGCCAGCGCCGCCCAGGCCACCACGGTTGCCTGTTCATGGTGTTCCGACGCCGCGCGGATTCTTGACCGGCTTGTAGCGCCCTTCCGGCCCTTTGATGAGGGTGCCGCGCTCGATTCCTCGAGCAAAGGCGAACAGTTCGGATCGGGATGCGGGGTATTTTGCGACGAATTCGCGGGCGAGGCGGTCGCCCTGTCCGGTTGCCCATGCTTCGGCAGCATGGACGAGGGCACGAAAGATGGGACGCGGATCGGTGAGCATGTCATTCGGCCACCTGTCGGCGCAGGCGCGGGTGCAGTCGGTAAAGGGCGGCTGTCTGGCCGCGGATATGGCCCGGCCTTCGTTCCTCGCGGCCAGCCTTTTCCACTAACTGCGACTCGATAAGGTCGTCAAGCCGCATGCGAATGGCACTTTCGTTGCGGGCGGTGCGCTTGGCAAGCTGGATCGCGCTGGCGGCCGGCGTTTCGGCCAGCACGCACAGGATGTCGATAACGACGCGCGAACGCTTGTCGGCGCGGTATGTGCAGGGCGGGCGGTCCATGATTCTTATTGCGTCACTTCGTCGTAGGCTTTGATGAAGGCCGCCCCGAGCTGCGGCACAATGGCGTTCCCGAAGGCGCGCAGTCGTCCCACTCGGCCGGGTATCCCATAAGCCAGCGGGAAAAGGCCGGGTTGAGTTGGCCGCGCTTTTCCATCGGAGCAGGCGAGCCATTCGAGTTCAGCCCAAGGGTTAGCTTCACCTGCGAGCCCAACATCGCTTGCATCTTCGCGCCCGGCAAGCCCGCCGCGTCCTCGTTCGCGCTCGGTGTGAGCCATGACGCCAGTGTTGCTGCCATGCCAAGCGTCAGGCCAAATCCGTTGCCGTTGATCCGCTTCGCCTTCACTTCCTCCCGCCGTTCCTGCCATCGCATATCGGTGTCGTTCTGCGGCCCGCTGTTGGGCGTCGGCCATCCACCACAGCCGCTGCCGTCGGTGGGGAGCGCCGACGCTGCAAGCCGGCAAATCTGCCGCCGCAACGGCGTAGCCTGCGCCTTCCAGGTCAGCACAAACATGGTCGAGCCACGCGAGGCCAGCCGCTCCTGCAACCTGTTCGCCAAAGACTGTTGCAGGGCGACACTCGCGGATGAGGCGGAAGAACGCAGGCCATAGGTGGCGCTCATCTTCTGAGCCACGCTGCTTGCCTGCGGTGCTGAACGGCTGACAGGGGCAAGAGCCTGTCCAAACAGGTCGGTCGTCAGGCCATCCGGCGAGGCGCAGGGCGAGGGACCATCCGCCGATTCCTGCGAAGAAGTGGCATTGGGTATAGCCGCGCAGGTCGTCGGGGCCGACATCGACGATGCTGCGCTCGTCAACATCCCCGGCGGCGATGTGTCCTGCGGCGATGAGGTTTCGGAGCCACTGGGCGGCATAAGGGTCGATTTCGTTGTAATAAGCAGACATTCGGGAGCCTCGGCCGTCGTCATTGCAGCCGGCGCGGTCCAGAAGCCGCCAGAAGCGCCGAAACCTTCGGGTGGATGTCTGACCCGTCCGGAAGTTGCAAAGCGTACAGCGCGGCTGTACGGGCCGGCAAAAGGCCAATTTCGACGGCATGGGCCAACGCCGCCGACCGGCCGCGCTCATCCCACCCCCAGGACGGCCATGCGTGAACCGGAATCCCGGCCGCCCGGTTCCGCGCCACTTCGGACTGGTAGCGGTCGATAAAGGCCCGCCGCGCCGCAACCGGGTCGCCATGCTCGAGCAGCGGCGCCGCGATGCCGTAAGCCTTGGACATTTCGTCAGTCCAGATGACCGAGGCGTTTTCGTCCCGCGGGATCATGGACCAGGCTTCGTCGGCGGTCGGGCGGCCGTCTTTGGCGGTCAGGATGGCGATTATGTCGGCCGGCGTCGGCGCGAACTTGCCAAGCGTGACGTGTTCGGCGAGGGCCGCCTCGACCGACTCAAGCTCGAAACGCTGCATGACCTTCCACCAAATCGCGACCGCCACGTCCGACCGCTCGCGGCCATACAGGCCCATGACGCCGGACACGATGTCGACGAACCGCCGATAATCACTCTCGACCATGTAGCACCTCCTGCGCTCTGTCTCCGAAAAGCAACTTTGCGACCCGTTCTGCCTGGCCGTCATTGCCCGCCTGTTTCGCGCCGCTCTGCCCGGCGACCCATTCCGCTTTAAATCCGCGCCAGCCGCGCGCACAGCACATTCGCAAGGCGTCCTCGAGACTCATGCCGGCTTTTGCCGCCTCGCGGGCTATCCCGGCGACCGCGGTTGCCGTCACTGCCGCTTTTAGCGTCTTGCGGGTCTGCAGGAAATCGGTCCAGACCTGTTCCGAAACTTCTGGCGGCGCTGAAAGCGCAGCGCGCGAAGCGCGTAATGGTTTTTCTCCCTCAGTCTTTGGAGTTTCAGACAGGGGAAGATCTTTGCAGGCTGCGGTATGGGTTTTCTTTTGGTTCTGGTTCTGGTTCTGGTTCTGGTTCTGGTTCTGGTTCTGGTTCTGGATAGTATTACATTCGTTATACGTTCGTATTTCGTTCGTATTACGCTTGTTATTCCAACGTGATTCAATCGAACGGGTTGCCATTTCGCTGCGCGCTCGCTGGTGATCTAACTCAGCATCGCATCGCTTGTGATGCCATCGGCCGCCGTCCAGGCGGAAAAACTCGACAAGGACGTATTCGGCCGCGGCCTGTTCCTCGCGCGATGTTGCGCGCAGGGTACGGTTGATCTTCTCGACATCGTTAGGCAGCGGCCCGACGTTCATATACCAGTCGATTAGCAACCGATAGGCGCCATGCTGCATTACGGAAAGATGCTTTGTGTCCCGGTCATAGTCGCCGGGGAAAAAGCGGTAATACGGGGATGCCATGCGCCTCCTGCAAGGTTAGAAAGGGTGCCGGTAAGTCCCGTACAGGCGGGGCGCGGTAGCTAGCCGATGTCCCGGCAAAATGAATCTGTCATTGTCTCAAAGCGCGACCGTCCGCGGCTGGCCGTCCGTCGCCAGTTCGTCCGGCTTTAACCACGCCGTTTCGCTCGGCGTCGGGAATGTCTCGTCAGGGTAGATCGCTACCTTTGTCAACTCGCCGCGCATCGTCTTGGTCGGGACGTAGCAAAAGCCGGCATACGGGCCGGAGCGGACGATGAAACGGCGAGGGCGGGGGGCGGTCATGTCATCGCCTCCCAAAGTAACTTTTGCCCTTGCAAAACCTCTGCGGTATCAATGCGCGGTCGCGTCTTGACGTTCCAATTCCCGCCGCCGCGCTCGCCGACAAGCGTGAACCCCGCGCCGCGCAGGCTTGCGCCGCCCTCGGCTGGCAATGTGTAGGTAATGAGGCGCCGAAACCCAAGCGCAGCAGCTGCGCGCCATGCGGCCCGATAAAGCATCGAGCATGCGTTTTTAGCGCCGTCTGTGCAGCAGCGATTAACCTCGAGCGTCCATCCGTCGTCGAGGAATCGCGCCACAGGCCGCCCGACGATCGCCACGCCTCGCACGGCGTCCTCCTCGTCCGACACTGCGACGCAAAACTTGCAACCAGGAACCGGCAAATGGTGGCGATGGCGCGCCGCGACGAAGGCGTTTGCCTCGTCCAATGCGATCGGCGTGATTCGCAGTCGTTCAGTCATCGCCACCGCTTCACATTGCCGCCGCGATCCCGCCACCCGCGCCAAAGGCGGAACGTATCGCACGCCAGCTTGATCGCGATCAATGCCGCGACAATGATTAGCCATTCCGTAGCGGTGAGGATGCTCATTTGCGGCGCCTGCGATCGGGGACGACTTCAACGCGATGCCCGAAGTGCCGCAAGACTGCCTCAAGGTTCTGAATCCCCGGCTTAGGGATCGCGCCTGGCACGCGCATGAACTCGAGCCAGCGCTTCGACAGGCCGGTCGCCGCGGCAATCTGCGCCATCGGCTGCCCGGAATTACAGAGCTTGTCGCGGACGAAAACGACAATCGGCGATTCGGTTTCGGTTTTCATGCCCGAAATATACGCGCAATTGCTTTCGTTCGCCTAGTCCGCTTCCGCATTGTGATAAGCGGCAGGAATCCGGCGCTTTTCGCTTGCATCGCGCAGAATTTTGCTTGACAGGCGATTTGATGGCGCGTAATGTTCTTCGCGTGGACACGACGAACAACCAAACCGGAAAAGACAAATGACGAACGACGCGACCGACTTCGAGGTTTACCAAAGCGGCGGCGGATGCACCGCGATCCGCTTCTTTGAACCGGAAGCGCAGACGGTCTTCGCGCTTGTCACTGACGAAGGCGACGCGACCGCGCCCGACATGACGAAGGATGACTTCGCGTTTGACCTCGGAATCTACAACGAGGAAACCGGCGACGATCTTTCGCTTTGGACGATCCACAATCGCAAGGAACTTAACGACGAATACGAGAAGTTGCTCGGCTATCGGCCGGACGACGAAGCCGATCGCGACGGGTTCGACCGCATCGCGTATTCGGAACTGATCGAACTCTTTGCGGGCGCGCTTCTGTTCCGCGCGCACGCCGACGCGAAGTGAAACCAACACAACAAAACGGAGAACCGAAAATGTCCTTGCAAGAAAAACTCGACCGCGCTTACACGCAAAACCTCGCAGCCGAAATCGCGCTGCGCCGGTTGCTCGCAAAGACTCGCGCCGCTCTCGCCAAGGTGCAGGCATGAACGACATCGAAACCGAAGACGACCTCGCGCCATCGCGCGGCATCCTGACCGGAATCATCCTCGGCGCATTCATTATCGCGGCCGTTGCGCTTGCCGCCATGACGCTTGCATTCGTCGCGGCAAAGGTGCTGGCATGAACCGCCGCGCCGTCATTGATGATGACTTGCGCCTTGAGGCGTGGCGCGCAATGCGGGCCGACGATCTGCATTCCGACGTCAACATGCTTGCAGACGCGGCCGATGGTTGGTTCCCGCGCGGCACTCACGGCCTGCTGTGCGACTTGCTTGCGGCGCTAACGATGCGCGACAAAGACGCTGCGGCGCTGGATAACGTCATCCTGCAGCACAACGCGGCGATGACTGTGATTGACCGCGCCGTGCAGGCGATCGTCAGCGCAGAAGAAAAGCAAGGGGAGTGGCCGCGCGATATGGAGGATTGCGGCAATGGATGAGTCAGAGATTTGCGACCACGTGATTTTTGTCCTTGCAGTAGCCGTCTGGCTATTCCTCGCCGCCATCGTTGCCGCCGAGTATTTGCTATGAACGCATCCGATCTGCTGCGGCAGATTTCCGCGCCGCCGTCCGAAATCGTACTTGTCCGCATTGATCCCGATCCGGCGCAAGTCGATCGCATTCGCGCGAAGGTCGAAGCGGCGAAAGCTGCGCTCGGCGATAAGTACCTGTGTCATCAATCTAACCGCATCCAAAGGAAAACAGCGTGAGCAACATCATTCCATTTCAGCAGCAGCAAGCATTGGCGGACGCATTCGTTAAGTCCGGCCTGTTCGGCATCAAAGACACGTCGCAAGCTCTTGCCCTGATGGCGCTATGCGAGGCGGAAGGCTTGCACCCGGCAAAAGCGGTGCAGGAATATCACATTATCCAAGGCAAGCCGGCGCGCAAGGCTGATGCGGTCCTCGCGCGATTCCAGGCGGCCGGCGGTCGCGTGCAATGGGGCGCATACAGCGACACAGAAGTCGCCGGCACGTTTTCGCACCCGCAAGGCGGCAGCGTCGAAGTTCGATGGACGATCGCCGACGCCAAGCGCATTGGACTGGCGGGTAAAGACAACTGGAAAAACTACCCGCGGGCGATGCTGCGCGCTCGCTGCATTAGCGAAGGCGTCCGCACGGTTTTCCCCGGCGTCACGGTCGGAACATACACCGTCGAGGAATTGCAGGACATGACGCCCGCCCAGGTGCGCGACATGGGCGCGGTCGAAGTTGTGACGCCGCCCGATCCTTGGACCGACGCGACGCGCGAAGCTGCCGCAGCGGCGGCCGGCGCCGGCATGACGGCATATACGCAATGGTGGAAAGCGCAGCCGGAAAGCTTCCGCGAGGCCGCTGTCGGCACCAGCACTCACGCGGACATGAAAGCCAAGGCGTCCGAGGCGACCAAAGCGGTACAGGAGGCCAGCGCCAATGCTAATGATTGACCCTGCGTCACCTGAATGGATCATGTCGCGGAAAGGTTGCCTTACCGGCTCGCGCATGGCCGCGGCGATGAGCTTCCGCAAAGACGGCAAGGAATCCGCCGAGCGCGAAAAGCTGAAAATCGAACTTCTCGCCGAGCGCATGACCGATATCGCCGTCGATCATTACGTTACGCCCGCGATGCAATGGGGACTTGACCACGAAGCCGACGCGATCCGCGCCTATGAGTCAGTCAGCGGCAACATTGTTGCGCCGGCCGGCTATATCCCGCATCCGCACATTGAACATTTCGGCGCGACACCCGACGGCCTAATCGACGATGACGGCGTATTCGAGGCAAAGTGCCCGACTACTCCGACGCATTTGCGCTGGATTCTCGCTGGCGAAGTGCCTGGCGAATACCGGCCGCAAATGATCGTCGAAATGCTGTGCGCGCGGCGCCGGTTTGCGGACTTTGTTTCATACGATCCGCGCATGCCTGCGAAGCGGCGGCTATTCGTCCGGCGCTACGAACCGAAGGCCGAGGAAATCGCCGCGGTCGAATCTGCGGCGGTTAAATTCCTTGCGGAACTTGATGCAATGTTTTACGCTGTCGTGGAGGGCAACTGATGGCCGCCGAAGTTCTGAGCGCGTTTTACTGGCGCGAGCAAATGGCGCCGATTACCGGCCGGCCTGAATATCGGCCGAAGCCGCCAGCGCGGCGTAAGTCTGCGGAGGCGGAAGCGTTGCGGCGGCGCGTTGTGGCGTTGATCGGTGCCGGGATATCGACGGCGGACATAGCGCGCGAGATTGGATGTTCGCAGAGGTATATCCAGGTATTAGCCAAGGGGAAGCCATGACCGCCCACATCAACCGCAACCCCGAGGCTATCGCGCGCGTCCTTGGCGATGAGCTTCCGCCGCTGCCAAACGCTCCGCATCGGTTCGCCGTGCAAATAACGAACTCGGGCGAGCGGATGGACTACACCGCAAAAGACATGCGCGAATACGCCCTCGCCGCCGCCGCTCCTTACAAGGCGAGGGTCACGGAGCTGTTGCGCAGCCTTGAGGAGCTGCGGGAATTGCGGCTTAAATACAAACCTTACACGGACGCATTTGAACGCGCCGAGAAAGCCGAAGCCGAAGTCGCTCAACACAAGGCGAGGATCAAAGAGTGGGAGGAAAAAGCCGCAAACTGGCTCGCTTCGCCAGAGGCAGCAAAGCAGTTTGCTGGATACCGCGAACTGGCGTCGCGCGCCAAGCGTGCCGAGGCCGAAGTCGAGCGGCTGTGCTCGCAGCTACCTGCTGAAATGCAGGAATGCACAATCCGATTTAAGGAGTGCGAGAAGGGGCACGGCTGGCTGACCGCTGACAACTGGATACAGCATGGTTGCCCGACGTGTGAAGTCGCCAAGCTGCGGGAGTTGCTGCGGGAAGTTAGCTGCCGAGCAACATTGCCGGATGGAATGATCGAGCGGATTCGCGCCGCACTCGTGGAGAAGCCATGACCTCACGCGATGAACTGCCGCAATTGATTGAGCGGCTGGAGGCGCATGCAGAATTACACGACAGCCTCGCGCAATACGATCTTGAGCAAGCACAGTGGGGAAACGACTTGCGCAAAGCCGCCGCCACCCTCCGCAAGCTGGCAGAGCAGAAGCCGGTGGCGACCGTCGTGGACAACAATCAACCTGGCTGGCGAAACATCGTTGTGACTGATCCGCACGTCACGCTCGATGTCGGAATGAAACTCTTCGCCCTACCAGTCGCCGCGCCAGCGCAGGAAAAGAAGCCATGACCTCACGCGATGAACTGCTGCGGCTGGCGGAGCGGCTTGAGGCGGCTGCTGGAGGAAATGAATGCAGCCTTTGGGCAGAAGCCGCCACCGTGCTCCGAGAGATGCTAGAGCAGAAGCCGGTGGCGTATGTGAGGCGTCTAGATGAGCCAAGCCCGCACTGCATTACCGATATGAAATATCGAGCATGGAAAGACGCAGAAGATGGAGTGCAGTATCAGCAACTCTACGCCTTCCCCGTCGCCGCGCCGGCGACGTGGAAGTTCGACAAAACGTACTGCTCACAATGCGGCGGCGAGTTTGGGCCGGGGAATCATGGGTATTCGCATTGCGCGGGCCACGCGCCAGCGCAGGTACAGGCCATCGCAGACGGCGCAGACCTCTACGCCGCCCCTGTTCCTGCCGTCGATCTTGAGGCAACACCAACGGCAGACGAACTAAAAGAACTGGCGATGCAGTACGCGCGCACAAAGAATCCCGAAGATTGGGACCGATTCGCAGAGAAAGCGCACGCAGTAGGTGCCGCCTTTGCCGCTCACTTGGACAAGCTAGGAGGGAAGAATGACTGACCGCGATGAACTGCTGCGGCTGGTTGAGCGCGGAACCGCCTACCTATCTGGCGGCGGGCTGTTCAACCCGGAGCTTGCCGACCATCAAGCGGTCAGCGAACTTGTGCGTGAATGTCGAGACGCACTCCGCGCGATAGCGGAGCAGAAGCTAGCGCACGATAACAGCGTTCAAGTTACCGTGCCGCATCCGATGTTAAGCCCGACGCACTACTGCAAGGACTGTGGCGCGCTCTGGCGGCAGAATGACGATTTTTCAGTATCGCTGCGATCTTCGCATCCATGCGAGGCGTGCGACAACGCGCCGGTTGGCGGGCAGTTATTCCCGCTAACCGAGATTCCGCTTCCTAGCATGCCTCCCGTGAGCGTGCGGCCGTTCGGCTATCTCAAGCAAACATCGACCGAAAAGAACCCGCCGCACGGGTGGTCTGTTTGCTTCAAGGGCGGCGATGTGCCGATATTCACTGCACAGCAAATGGATCAACTGCGCAAAGAAGCAGAGCGCGCGTGGCGCGAAGTTGATGCCATCGCCAAAGAACGCGACGAGCACCACCGCTGGCGTAAGGAATTAGCAGACGATCTAGGCGAAGTCGAACGGCTGCGTGACGTGCTGGCGCGCACAGTAAACGCGCAAGAAGCGGAATTGCAGGCGCTTCGCAAGTTAGCGCATGCTTACGAAACGCTGCGCGCCGAAGCCGAGGAGTGGGAGTGCGACGGTCTAGGACTATGGGCGCAGCATGGATGGTGGGAACCAGTAGACGACGCGATGGAAGGACTTGACGTGCGGCAAGAGCCGACCCCGATGGAACCACATCAATCTGGTTTGTTATGACCTCACGCGATGAACTGCTGCGGCTGGCCGAATGGTGGGAGTCTTGGGGCACTCAAAGGCTTGGAACCACAGACGGACAGATGGCAGACAAGACCGCCGCCGCGATCCGCTCCCTGCTGGCGCAGAAGCCGGTAGGCAGGGTAAGAGTGTGGAACCGTGGCGGCTCCGGCGAGTTCAAAAGCGTCGAAGGGCTACACGCCATCGCAGATGGCACAGACCTCTACACCGCCCCCTTTCCCGCTGTCGAGCAAGCTGCCCGAGCAGCGCCAGCGCAGGACGATGAGCCCGACATTGACGACTTGTCCCGCGCGAGCGCGCCGCTGAAAGTAACCGGGCATCTTGTGACAACGCGAGCAGCACCAGCGCAGCCAACCGATGTATTGCGCGATCACCGCGTTTTGCTCGCCACTTGCTTGCTTCACCCGCTGCCGCTATCGCTTGCGAATGCGATCAAAGAAACGTTATCAGCGCCAGCGCAGCAGAGCGTCAGCGACCCGGACTGCAACTATCTGATGACTGCCGGGAATGTCTGTAACAAGTGCGGCCGCATTCACAGGGCAGCGCCAGCGCAGCCAGAGCCCTATCAGGTCGTCGCGGCTCAACGCGCCGAGCGAGAGAGAAAGAAGCTGAGCGACGTGATTGAGTATCAGATCCCAGCGACAGAAATGGATGCGCCCGTAGTTCACGTTGGGCCGGCGCAGCAGAACGGAGGAAAGAATGACTGACCGCGAACAGTTCGAGGCGTGGGTTAAATCTCGCGGCGGGGATTGCATGAAGAAAGGCACGCCGGGGGAGCCGATGTATCTATCGTCGATGACGCGAGAGTGGTTGGCAGCATGGCAAGCCGCCCGAGCAGCGCCAGAGCATCCAGCGGAGCGGGTGCTGTTGACGCGCAACACGTTGCGCGATGAGTCTGCGTGGCGAGAAAGCCGCCTGCCGTCGCCCCCAGAGAGTCTGCAGCGATACGGCCGCGAATACGCATGGGCCACCATCGAGCGGATCGAATGATGCGGCGGCGCCTGGCCGCTATCCTTCGACCGCCGCACCGGCCGGCAGAATCGTCAACTTGACCCGGACGCAGTATTTGCGCCCGCGAATTTCTACCGGCCGGTAAAGGTCAATCCGGCCGCGCATCGGCTCGAGCGGGTGCGCGGCGACAAGTTCAGCCGCAGCAGTTTCGCAAAGCTGGCGCACCGTGAACCAATCGACCGCCGAATCGGGGTCAATGATTTTCGGCATGGGTGCGTGGCCATGCCTTCAGCAAGGCGTTTACTTCGGCGGCCCGCTCGTCGTGAGCGCGCGCAGCTTGTCGATATAGGTCTGTGCCCTCTGCGAGTAGTCCAGCGCCTTCGGCAAGTAAGTCTGCGAGTGAGCCGGCGCGCTGCTGACAGGCGGCGATGGAATCTTGACTTCCGGCGCCGGAGGCATAAGCGGCGAGTTTGTCGCGCAGCCGGCCAGCATCAAGGCTAACGCGCACAATCTTGGCGTCACGGTCGGCAATTTCGGCTTTGGCATGGGTCAAATCCTCGCGGGCGGTGTCAATCGTCAATTGCAAGGCTTGCTGCCGCCTCAGAGCCGCCGCAGCCGCTTCGGCCGATAGTCGCTGCCATTCCGCCACTTGCGCGGCGTGGCTGGCCTTTGCGCGAGCCAGATCGGCGCGCGCGCCGCTTCCGCCCAAGCGGTAGGAAAAGGCGGCCAGAATGACGACGCTAACGCCGACCAGGATCAACCGCCAATTGAGCAGGAGCCAAACGGGCATTAGGCGGTTAGAACTTCGATAAGGTCGAAATAGATGCGGCGGCGCTCATCGGCTCCCACGGCTACCTTGTTCGGGTTGCCGCGGTTGACTAGCCCGCTAATGCAGTCGATCAATTCGTCATCGGCGAACTGGTTAAGGGTTGATCCCGCCCACCGTTGATCTGCCCACCACCAGGCGGACGCCAGCGCCGCGTCCGGCATCTGCAGCAGCAATTCCGGCTCGCCGACGTAATCGACTTTAAGCCCTTCGGACGCGCGGGCATAGTTTCGCCGCCCCGTAAGCTGGATCAAGCCGCGGCCAATGTATCGCGCGCCGTCGCCCGGTTCGGTGTTGCCCAAATCCTCGCGGCCTCCATAGACGGCCTCGGCCAGCGCCTTCGGGTTGCGCACGAACGGCGCGGCGTCGGCGATTGTCGGGAAGCGGCGGCGGCCGAAAACATCAACGATGCGCTGCGGACTTGTGTAAGTCAGGTTTTCTGACCATCGCGTCAGAAAGGCTGATTCGTGCGCGCACTGAGCAAGGAATGCTGCAGCGCGGCGCGGGGTGTCAATCTCAAATGCCTCTAGCGCCTCGTCTAGCAAGGGCGCCCATCTTTCCGCCCGCTCGGCCGGTATTTTCAGGCCGGCTGCAAGCTGGCTGGCGTCCAACATGGTGCGATCCTTGGCTATCGAATAATCGAGCTTTTCTTTGGCCGCGCTGGCGGCCTTTCCTCGTCCGTTCCAATGATATCGCCATGCGCATCGTCAGGCGCGCGGCGCTGCTGGCTAAAGCGATCGACGGCTTGATTTGCCGCCCTGCCGATAACAAAAATTCCTAGGACGCCGAGGACCAGGTTACTAACGGCCGGGTCAATGCGATTCGACAGGACGGCCAGCACGGTTAGCCATACGGCGAGTGCCGCGAATACCAGCAACGTGAGCTTGTTAACGCTGGCCTTCGGCGGGTTGCCCTCTAGCAGCAAATCGACGAGGCGGAATTGATTTGCGTCACGATTGATTCGCCACATGCTGACAAGGAAAAACACGATTCCGCAGCCTGCCGTGATATAGATCAAGACGCGCTGCCAGCCGGCAGTGCTGATGCAGGCCAGAAAATCCGCCATCAATGCCCAGACCAAATCGCGGTGTTGATTTCTTCAGGCCGCACAATCCCGGCTTTGACGCGGCGCAGTTCGGTTTGCATTTCACTGATGATTTTGCGCTTGACGCTGTTTTCGCGCTCAAGCTCAAGGATGCGGGCATTTGCCTGCGTCATCATTTCGCGCATCACTTGCATGTCATTGCGGATGCGCTCTAGTTCGCGGTCTTGGCGCGCAATGACTTTCTGATGCCAGTCGTTCGCGTACCGCTCCGCGCCGTCGGCGGCGAAGTCCCGGCGCAGCTTGCGTAAGCCGTAATACCCGGCCGTCACCGATGCGAGCATAGACGCCGCAATGGTGCCGAGGATTGACAGCCAGTCGGAGCCGTTCACGGTTGATGCTGCCGGCATTAGTAGAGAAGCGCGCCAGAGAAGCGGCTATATGCCTGCGTATCCAAAACAAAAAGCCCCGACAGCGCAGAATTTAGGATGACTTGCACGGTTTCCCCGGCATTTAGCCGGACAACTACGGAAGTCGAAACGCTGAACGTAACGCCGTTGGCATACAGGAACGAACTGCCGGCAACGTCGCCCGCGCTCGAGCATTGGATACGCATCTGCGCGCCGAGGTTTGCGCCGGTCGAATTCGTGAACTGTGCGGACGCGCTAAACGAATAAATTCCGGCGACCGGAGCGGTAAACACGCCGGTTGATGCGTTGTAATTGCTGCCGGTGTCGAATTGCTCGGTGTTGAATATCAGCGTTGTGCCGCTCGTCTGCTGCGACGTTGCGCGGAATGCGGCAAACGCCGGCTGCGTCGTTCCATTGTTCAGCAGCCGCCCGGTGCTGTCGATATTCCAGGCGGCGGCCGTTGCGTTGTCCGCAAAGCCGCGGCTCGCAAACGTTCCGCCCGCAACCGTCGTGTTGCCTGTGATCGTCGTTGCGCCGGTAATCGACGTGGTGCCGCTTGCGGTAATGCCGCCCGTGGTGACGGTCAGGCCGCCCGCCGCAACCGTTAGCCCGGTCGAGAACTTGCCGGCGCCCACAACATCAAGCCTCACCGTCGGCGACGCGATGCCGATTCCGACATTCTGCGATGCGTCGATCGCCATAGCATTTGCGCCGGCCGTCGCCACGCCCAACACGTTATTCGAGATGCGATAAAACCCCATCCCGGTCGAGTTGAGGAACGAAATCGACGGCGCGGCAACGGTGCCGTTGCCAAACAATCCGGTCGCGCCGCCGCCTGGCGCGGCGTTGATGTTGTCTACGGTCCAAATCAGGTTATCAAGCGCGTCATGCAACGCGAACTTGTACGCGACGCCTTGCTCGAGCCATACGTTCGCCTCGCCGCGCGCATCCAACACGACAGGATTCGCGTTTGCAATCGTTCCGGTTTGATCCGTATACGTTGCATACGGCGTCGAAGTTCCCGCGAGGTAGGTATAAAGCAGGCCGCCCACCAGCGGAGCGCCGAGGATGTCGCTTGACGAGAACTTAGCCGGCGGCGAAATAGTTACATCTGGCATGCTAGACCCCTATGGAACCTGTTGAGCGTTGGCTAGCGACTGCGCTAGGCATTGCGGTATGGGCATTCATCGCGTCGCTACTGTCCGAGCGCACCGGCCATCGAGCCGGCACTAACGGCGGCCGGCGCTGCGAGGTAGCGCATCAACGCATTACGCATTTCGGGCGGAAGCTCGGCCGCCTGCTGTGGCACCTGACCCGACAGCGCGTCCCGCGCAAATCGTTCATTGCCATAGTTGCGGAACGTGTTGCGTGCGATGTTGACAAGCGGCAGCGAGCCGAAGCCGCCGACCGATCCCGAAACATCTGAAAGCAGATTCATAACGGCCGCGGCCGTGTTGGAATTGTTAACCGTCGCCTCGCCTGGCTGCGCTTTCATGTAAGCGGCAACGCGGCCGATCTGCTGCAATTGCTCTGCGCCCTCATCGCCGAAGATCGCGCGCAGTTTGTTCTTGCCGATTGCTGCAATCGCGCGATTGAACCCGGCTTGACTAAATGACCCATCGCCAGCGGCGTTGACGGGGAAAGCCTTGTCACGCAGATACGCCGCCACCTGAGAGCGCGCCAGCGTCGCAGCGTCCTCGTCACCGCCAAGGGTACGCATTAGGTTGTTGACGGACTTAACGTAGCCGCCGATCAAATATTTGCGGACGAAAGCATCCGGCGTTTCATCGTCAAGCGCGGCGCGCAGTCCCGGCGTTTCCTCGATTGCCTTAAAACGCGCCCGCGCCATGCCGCGCGCCTTGTCGAATGCGCCCTTTGCCTGCTGCCCGGCCGCGCCTTCGATGTCGGCATTATTCAGCGCGTCGCGGACGACACCGATAGCCCGCTGCACCGCAGGTTCGCGCGCCGCCGCCCGTTGCGCCTGCGACAGCACAGAATCGACTTGCACCAGGTTATTAACGTTTAGCGGGATATTGCCTGCGCTGATGTCGTTCAGCAGGCCGCGCACACTTTCGGGCAGGAACCGGCCGAGCATTTGCGAATCAAGCGCATCATTTGCCGCATTGCTGAATCCCGGCACGTCGACCGCCGCTGCCCGCCCGCTGCTGTCCCGCGCGGCTTGATACGCCTGCCCGACGCGGCGCTGCACAGGTTCGTCAATCGCCCGCAATGATTGCATCAACGCATTGCCGGCCTCGTCAGGCTCGAGCGCGCCGGCCGCGCGCTGATTCAGCAATTGCAGCAGCCGGTTATTCTGTTCCTGAAACCGTTGCGTCAGCGGTTCGCCTGCGCCCTCCACGCCGCGCAAATTGCGCTCGCGGGCGAATTGCACCGGGTCGCGGGTGATTTGGCCGCGGGTCGGCGTGATGCCGACGGCGGCGAATTCCTCTGCCCTGGCGATCGCGGCCGGGTCGAATTGGCGCCCGCTGCGCAGAGCTTCGGCGACCTTGGCCTGCACATTGGCGCGGATGGACGCCGGCACGTCGGCGAGGTCGGCGCCCGCCGTCTGCTGCAAACTGGCCGCCCAATCGTCCACCATCCGCGCCGCCTGCGCTTGCACGTCGGCATCCCGCGCCCCGACAAAGCGCCGCCCGAGGCTTTGCACGCCCTGCGCAAGCGACGTTGACGCCTTGGCAATAGCAGGAGTCAGGACCGCGCCGCCGATCGCCCCTGCGCCCGCCTGCAGCGCCTTGTTGCCTAGAAAGTCGGCTTGCTGTGGTTCCCCGATAACCGGCTGCGCGGCGCCGCCAATGGCGCCGGCCGCTGCGCCGCGCGCTGCAAGTTGGCGCAGGGTATTGGCGCCCGCGACCAGGCGACCGCCCGCAAGGTTGACCGGGTTTGCAACGTTGCCGCCAATCCGCGCAACGTCAATCCCCTCGCGCCCGGCCATTTTGCGCGATGCGTCATATTCTGCATTGGCCTCGTTGACGATCCTGTCAACGTTCGCCACGTCCGGCCGCGGCAAATTCAGGCCGGTTACACGATTCAGGCCGCCGACGGCAGCGTCGACCCCGCGGGCGAGTAATTGCGCCCCGGCGTCGATCGGATCGCGCAGGCCCATGACGACGCCGCCAGCGATCCCGCCGCGGCCCGCACTGGCGCCTGTGGGGACTGGCTGCGCGGCCGGCGCCGCTTTTTGCATTGCGGCAATCTGCTGCGCCGCCGCAGCCTGCACCTGTTCCGGCGTCGCGTCGTCCGGCGCGTTCAAAATGAACGACTGACCGTCCGGGCCGTTGATCTTGAATTTAGCCATTGGCGGCGCCTATTCGTTAACTGGCTCGATCGAGAAGCCTGGCGGCAGTTGTGCGGCTGGCGGGGCGGCGCCGGCTTTCCGTTGCGCCATCGGTGGCGCTTTGAAACTCGGCCCGGCGCCCAACAGAAGCGCATCCGTCGCGGTTTTTCTGAGAGCGCGCTTTTGCTCGATAACTCGCTGATCGGTTTCGCCAATCTGCGGGAAATACGTTTCAATTTCTCGGTCCATTTCGTCTGTCGGAATAGCGGCGCCAGACTCTTTCCGAAGTTTCGCGCGCACCCATTCTTCTTGCGCGTTGCGGGTCATTTGCCGATCCGGTGACCTCACAAAATTGGCCGCCTTGTTGCCAACAAACGGAACTCCACTCACAACCGTTTCGGCAATGCTTGGCGTTTCCTGCGCTGCCGCGCCTTGTCCGGTAATGATGTTTTCTGCGCCGATCATCCGCGTTACAAACCCTTGCGCGCTTGCTTGCCCTTCCGTCGGAACTTGCGGCTTTCCGGCTAGCGGCTTCCCATCGGCCCCCATGACCGGACGCGCCGGCCCGCGCCCGCGAGGATCGACCAAAACCGGCCCGGTTGCGGTTTCTGTCACCGCCATTACCGGGAACTCCCGATCAAACGCCAGCCGGTCGCGCGCAACGCTGAGGTTGCCTTGCGCCACGCCAAGCTGACCACGCGCCACGCGCTCGCGCTCTTGATTGGCCCGCGTCGTTTCGCCGAATTGCCGCTCCGCAAGCGCCTGATCTATGCGTTTCGCCGCGTCGATCGCCTGTTCGGTCGCATAGCGCACGCCCTGCGCGTCGAATTGCGCCGGGAAGGCCGCAACGTCAATGCCCTGTTGCTGCAGGAATGCGCGGCCTTGATCCCAAGTCGATTGATCCCGCGACGCGCCTAGCACCTGGCCGATAAGGTTGATTCGCTTGCCGGCCGCCTCTAGTTCCTTCGCCTGCTGTTCGGCCGCCGCCTTGGCGGCCTTGGCCCGCGACTCTGCAAGATTGGTTGACTCCGTAATGAATCCGCCGCGGAGCAATTCTTGCTCGCCCGCGCCGCCCGCTAGCAATTGGTCTAGCCGGTTCTGCCTGTCTCGAGCGCGTTCCTTTTCCTCAAAGGCCATGTCATTCGCGCGGGTGCGCTGCATCGCGCCCTGCACTTCGATCGCGCGCATAAGCGCATTGCTCTGCGGCTCGATCTGCGGACCGCGGAAGCCTAACGCGATGTTCGAGTCGATAGCCATCAATCCTCCCCGCCATAGCCTGCCCACGGACTACGGTAAGCGCCGCTGCCGTATTGGCTAGTTAGGTTGCCGCCCACAAAGCCGCCGCCGCGATTGCCGGCGCCGATCCTGCGCAATAGCTCGTTGTCCTGCCATGCGTTATATGCCTGGCCGATTCCGCCTGCGATCGCATTCGCGCTGCCGATCGTGCCGGCCGCGGCAGCGTTGCCCGCGCCGGTCATCAAGTTTCCGGCATTGTTGCCATACCACTGATCGGCCGCATTGGACTGGCCGACCGCATTTTGTCCAAGTCCGGCAGTCGCAAAAAGCTTCTGAAAGTTGCGATCCTGCGTATTGGTAAAGCGGCCATACGCGCGGTCGAATTCGTTGCTTGCGAAGCCTTGGCCGTACTTTGCAAGTGCCTTGGCCGCCGCACCGGACAGCAGGCCGCCACGCGCTGCCGCGCCGCCTTCGACTGCCCGCGTGCCTTCGGCCATGCGCCAGTCATAGCCGGGGTCTTTGACGAAATCGTCATTCGTAAAGGCGCGCGTTAGCGAGTTGTCCCGCAAGCCGCGGCCAAGCATTTCCGTCGCCGTCTGCCCGGTGCCCAGGTATGGCATAAGGCGATTCTGCATATCGCCGCGCAGCTGCCCTTGCAGGGCCATCGCATCGCGGGCGGCCTGCTGCTGCTGCTGCGCAGCGCGGCGCGAGGATCGCGAGCCGAGTAGCCCGCTTATACCTCCAAGCGCACCGCCGACAGCGGCGCCCCACGGTCCGAGCGCGGAGCCAGCCGCGGCGCCTTGCGCGATACTTGAGAAAGCGTCATTTGCCATTTCACTGCCCCTAGTCAATCACACGGCGCGTGCAAAATTCTGATATCGCCTGTAAATTAAATTGGCCGCAGTCTGCAGCGGCGTTCCGGCAACTGTGTTGCTGACTACGGCGTAAAACGTCGCCGCTTCTTGCATCTTTCCGGGGAAAGCGAGCGAACTTGTCGCTAGCGCGCCCACGCAATCAACCCCCGAAAACCCGGTCGCATTTGTCGTTGCGACGTGAACACAAATGCCGTTGACAAAAAAGTAAAGTTGACTCGCGGCCTTGCTCCAAGCCATCGCAAGATATTTGTTCCCGGTTCCGAGCGCGAAACCCGATCCGAAATAAGAGTTTCCTTGCTGCAGCCCGACAAAATTATTCCCGGCCGCGGCAAAGGTCGTTGTGCCCACGCCCATCGCAAAATTTTTGCCATCCACCTGGACCGAAAACATACACCCATTAATGCTAGTGCCGCTGATGTTGACGATCGCGTCAAAAATTACCAAGGCATTCGCATCAAGCGAACCAGTCAAGCCGCCCGAAAACGTCATGCTTTGATTGCTAGCATTGAACAAGACCGCAGCCCCGGCGCCAGAATAAAGCATCGAGGTTTGGTTTAGCGTAGGACTATTGTTGTATGTTCCATTGCTTGCGGCGGCTGATGAATCCGTCGCCGTCGACCCGCTCGTTTCGTTTAGCCGGTAATAGCGCGTCGGACCGTCGGATAGAACAATGTCGTTGTAGGCTGCGCTGCTACCGCCTCCCGTGACGCTGACGGTTACTGTATTCCCCGACCTTGATGCCGCCACTCCCGACCCGGTAAAGTCAACCGTGTCGACGGTCCCCGATGAGCCTAGATTTGTTCCCTCGTCCTTGAACTGGATAGCGGTTTGTCCGCCGCCGCCAGTGCCAAGCGGACCGACAGTGCCGCCGTTGATGCGAACGTAGATACCCGCGGTCGTCGTCCATACGTCGCCGTCGCCCGGAGTTGTCGGCGCCGTGCCGTGCGGTATGTTGATACTGGCGTATCCCGTTGCCGTCGCTGCAAAGTTCGCCTTTGCGCCGGCCACCGTCAGCGCCGTTACGTTCGTGCCGTCGGACGTGAGATTTGTAATCCCTCCAAACGCGCCGGCATTGTTAAATTGCACTGTGCCGCTACTTCCCCCGGGACTGCCCGCCGCGGCCCACTTGACGCCTAGCGGCTGCGTCGAGTCGGCGACTAGTGCATATCCATTTGTCCCCGCAGCAAGTCGCTGCGCCGTGCCGGCCGCGTCTGCGACGGCTAGATCGCCCTTGACTTGCCATATCGGGTCGATAGCGACGCCGGGAATATCAACCGTGACGGTATCGGCAAGGCGCGTTGCGCTTACTCCGTCGCCGACAAAATCGACTTCTTCGACAGTCCCTGGCGTGCCTAGGTCTAGGCCCTCGTTCTGAAACTGAATCGGCGCTTGCGTCAGCGCGGGAACCTGCGACCATCCTTCGCCGTTCCATTCCCATGTCCGGCCAAAATAGGTGTATTGCTGACCTATCGTTGGCGAGATTGGAAAGTTGATAGTAGTCATTAGCTTAGGAACGAAATAACGATGACAACCCCGGTGCCTCCGGCACCGCCATCGCCGGAATCTGCGCCATTTCGAGTCGCCGCGCCACCACCACCGCCGCCGCCGCCTGGCGATTGGGCTCCACCGCCGTCGCCGCCGTCCGTGATGCCCATCGTATAGGAATTGCTACCAGCGCCGCCGCCGCCTCCGGCGCCCAATAGCGTTTGCGAATACCCGGCCGCCGACGATCCGTTGGCACTAAACGTGCTGCCGCCTGCGACAGTGGGCGCAGCCCATCTGTAAGCCTCGTAAGCGTCGCCGCCTGGCGTGCCGCCTCCTGTGCTGGTCGATCCACCGCACCCGCCGCCCTGGCCGCCAAACGCTGCCCGGCCGCCGTCGCCGCCCGGCGCGGTGTTACTGACAGCCCCGCCACCGCCGCCGCCGCCGCCATGAAAAACGTTGTCAGTGGCATTTTCAAGTGAGCCGGCGACGCCTCCAAAGGCTCCCGCAAGTCCTCCTGACGATGACCCGTTCCCGCCATATCCGGCCAGTCCGGCGCCCGCGCCGCCGCCTGTTGACGTGCTACGGCCTCCGGCGCCGCCGCCGCCTCCGTAAACGGTCCAGTTTCCAAACGACGAAAGGCCGCCCGTTGAACCGCCGCCGCCATCGCTTGAAACGTTAACGCCGCTACCGCCTGCGCCGCCTGCGCCAACAACAACCGAAATAGTAGATGGGAGCGCTGCGGCCGGCATGTTAATCAATGCGGCCGAACCGCCACCGCCGCCCCCTCCGCCGCCTTTGCCAGAGTTCGGATTTACGCCGTCGCTTCCGCCATTGCCGCCGCCGCCGCCGCCGCCGCCGCCGCCGACCATATACACATAAACATGGATGCACGTTGCCGGCTTCGTCCATGTATACGAACCGGCCGCTATGTACGAGTCAACCTGTATCCCGCCCGATCCGCCAATGCCAAGCCCGACCGGGCCAAGTTCGACCCACTGCCCCGTATCGCCATCATTGACCCAGGTGTAAAGCGTGCCGGTATTTGAGTCGCACCATTCGTCGCCGGGATTCGGCGTCGGCGGCGAGGTTTCTGCGAAGGTGTAGCGAAGGCCGGACGTATTAACAATCGTCCATGTCTGATTTTGCCGCCCGTATTGATTGCCATCGGCCGGCGCGTCTGGAATGCCGCCAGTGCCGCCCGTTGCGGTTAGCGTGTTTGTCTGCCTATTGAGCGTCAGCCCATCGCCGACGGTCGCGCCGTTGATGGCGTCGCCGTCCATGAAAAGCACTTTGCCATCGCCGATATTCAGCAAATTGCGAAGCGGGCGCCAAAGGTGATAAAAAAAGGCATACCACCCTTGCGACACCTTGCGATCCTTGTCGGTCGCCTCGGTCGAGCTTGACGGAATGGGGTAATTCGACACTTAGGTTGCCCCGGATTCCAGCATCAAAACGGCGTTGATGATGACCGCCTTTATCGGATCGGTGACGCGGACCTCATAAACGCGATCGCGCGCCATGCCCATGCGGAGCCAGCGCGCTCGAGCCTTGTAGCGTCCGGCCATGCCGATCGAAGTCCAATGCTCGTTACCCCACGTCGACCCGCCGTCGTCCGACCATCGCAGCATCGCTTGCGGGTCGCGCCCCTGCCCGGTCTGTAGGCCGACGCCTGGCTCGAAGGCGACTTGCAACTCGTTGTAACGAACGTCGCGGTATTCGCTCAGAATGTGCGGGCAACGCCGAATGCGCGCGATCGCCTCGCCATTGTCGGTGTAAACCTCGTCGGTGTAGTCATAGACGAGGCCGTTTGACGCATCGCCTACCAGCACCTTTCCGCGGTAGTTGACTGCGCAGTTTGCGCGATGGCGGTGCAATTCGCCTTTGTCGTCAAGGCTGGCGCGTTCGTGCCAAAGCTGCGTGCTGATGTCGAATACCCACGTTTTGTCGGCGGTCGGGAAGGTCAGTTGATAGAACTCATGGCCGCCGCCGCGGTAGGTAAACGCGATCGCATCTGTAATGGTTTCGTATGTCGAAAACTCAAAGTCAAGCGCCTGCGTGCTGATCTTCTGTAGCCCCTGACCGGAAGCCATGACAACCATTGCCGACCCGCGTTCGTCAGTCGCGAGAAAAGCAAATGTTTCGCCCAGGCGCGAAACGCTGAAAGGCGCTGCGCAACCGTGTTGCATGAATGCGCCCTGATTGCGCTCGAAAGCGCCATCAACATTGCCGGTGTTGTACCAAATTTCGGACGTTTGGGCGCCGAGTAGCCATAGCTGCCGATGCTCTGACCATACCGTCACGATGTCATCGGGCCATGCCTCTTTAGTGGCGAAGTCAAGCGCGTCCCACGTCAGCGCATACAAGCCGCTCCAATAGAATTGCGCGGTGCCCGGCTTGTTCAGGACGAAATAGCCGTCAAGAAAGATCGGCCGCCCGCCAAAAAATGCCGGGTCACTGATGCGCGCAAACGCCAGTGTCGCGATGTTCAGCGAGTAAACGTTCGGGCCGTCTGAAAACAGAATGTCTGTTCCGTTGTCTGCCGCCACCATCGGGCCGACCGACGTTGCTAGAACTTGCGTCGTTACGGTGTACGAGGCGCCGTTAGGGACCGCAGTGCACAAGCGGTTGCCAATGCACGCGATTAGTAGTTCCTCGCGCGTCGGCGGCGAATACAGGCATCGCACAGGCGCCGCAGGGATGCTGGCAAGCGTCGGGAAGTCAATGAACAGGCGCAGCCCAGGCGTCGGCAAAAGCGCCATGACCGAGGCAGCGCCCGGCGTCGGATCAACTTCCGGATACCAGTTGATCGACCTTTGTGCGTTCTGATACCGGGACCGGGTTTCGTAAGCCGGACCGACGAAGCCGCCGAACAGCATTACAGCACCCGGAAATCGGCGTAACCCATGCCGGCATTATTCACGACAGCATCCGGCAAGCTCATGCGCAAGTCCGGAAGATTCTGCCGCTTGATGTTGCGGCGGGCCGATGCGGCAGTGCGGACCAGCGTGCGCGGCGGCTCGAAGCCGTATGCCGGCGAAAGTTCCTCGGCTAGCGAATACTCGAGCGCGCGCTGATAGCCTGGCGGCATGACAAGCGGCGTCGTCAGCGTGGCGAATTGCGCTAGCTGCTGCTGACTGTAAAGGTACAGCACGGTCCCCGCAGTCGGCACGGGCCAGAAATACAGCGTTCCGAGCGGGTACGTCGTGTCGTAGAACATGAACAGCGGCAGCGGCGAAGTCGGCTGCGACTTGTCGACGATCGCGCGGTATTGAGCCGGCGCGAGAATCGTGAGTGGGTAATCGGCGCCGTTCAGGCGGATAAAACTGTCATCCTGCACCGACAGCGGGCGCGCAGTGACCGTCAGGTCAGGCGTCAGCGTCGACGGCCCGATCGTGTACGAGGCTTGCCCAGGCGTCAGGGTAAGCACGTCCTGCGTGATGACGTAGATCGAAAGCCGCTCGGTACTCCACGAATCAAGCATCGTGTTCAGCACGATGAGCGCGTCGTTTACCTCGTCCGATGTCGGGGTTTCTCCGAGCGCGGTCGCGCCGATCAAATACAGCGCACGTTTGCAGATATCCAGCGCAGTAGCCAAAGCGGCCTCCTAGAAAGCCCGCCCCGGTTAAGGGGCGGGGTTACTGCTGCGCTTGCCGCTTAGGTCAGCGGATTCAGTAGCTTCCAATCGAACACGACGGCGGCCGTCGCGTTCGCGTTGCCGAACACTTGGAACGAACCGGCCGACGGAACGACGCGAACGATGCTCGTCAGGGTCGTGTCAGCGGTGCCTTGTGCCAGCACTGCCTCGATAACTGACGACGCATTGACGAGGTTGTTCGTGATGACGACGTTGCCTTGACCGGCAGCGATTGACGCGCGACCCTGATTCTGATTCGCGGTCGCTGCGCCAGTCGTGATCGTGCCGCCTGCGGTCGCCAGCCGTTGCGCTACAAGCGCATCCTCCGTCGACTTTTCAAACTGCGCGACCTGGCCGGCCGGATAGCCGCCATACGCGCGAAGGAGAGTAACAGCCATGATGATTTCCTTTCTGTGCGTGTCGGCGGGTTAGATGGCGGCGATGCGGCAAGCGAGCTGCGGATAGGTCGCCGCCCACCCGAACAGCACATCAAGACGCATATTCGATACGTCGTTCACGCCGTCATAGTATTCGGTGACCTTGATCGTGAAGCCGTCGTCAGAGACCTGCGACACCTTCGCGTTCTGATCCTGCGGCACGAACATCGGCACCATCGCGAGGGTAAAGGCGTCCTCGTGATAAGCAAGGTTGCATTCATAGTCAAGCGACGTGTTGCCGGTGATGACGTAGGGCTGCGCGGTTGTGGGCGAGGCGGTGACGTTCTGGAATGCGCCGGAGGTCACGATCGCCGGGCTAACGTTGATCGTGGTCGCACCGACGAGCGCATCGGCAGTCACCACGAACTGCTGCAGAGCACCGGTCGACTGGCGCGTTTGCGGGTTGACCGCAAAGCATCCCGGCAGAGTGATGACCGTGCCAGCCGTCAGCGTGCCGCCAGCAACGGCCACAACGGTGATCGCCGAGCCGGTTTGGCCGGCGCCGTTGATGTTCGTTGCGGTCGCGGCGCCGTTCGTATGCCGCGCGACGTTCTGCGACATGCCGATATTGAAGCCTAGCGAGTCCACCACCAGGCCGGTGCCGTATTGCTTGCCGAGCATGCTGGCATTGTTGAACAGGCCCGCCAAGCCTTGCACCGAGGTCGAGTTCAGCGCGGGGCCGAGGACGACGTTACGCATGCCGTCGCGCGGCGCTGCGTTTTCGTCAAGCTTGCGACCGGCTGCGGTGAACAGGCCGAGCGCTTCCGCCTGCGTGGTCGGCTGCGGCAGCGTGGTCAGGTTGACGCTAACCGAATTGCCGACGGCGCTACGGGCAAGCTGCAGCCCTTGGCGGTCGATTTCGTTCGCAACCGTTGCCACCGCGGCGCGGATCGCCTTTTGCAGATCGGGGTCGCTGATGCTGACGGTGCGCTCGACCAGCGGAAAGTTAATATCGCAGCCGCCCTGCGAGAGCGTCAGCGGCACGGTCGGGAACGTGGTTGCCTGCGGAACAGCGACGCGACCGGCGCGATAGGTGTAGCGCGGCGGTTGCTTGATGTTGATCGTTTGGCCGACGGCATAGCCGCGCGCCATGTTGGAACCGTACTCGCTTTGCCATTGGCGATTAACGCCTTTGGAAAAGACAAGCATGTTTTTCAGGATCGCCAGCGATTCGCGGGCGACTAGTGCGGTTGTTGCGAGGGTGTTAGCCATTTAGGCCACTTCCTTTCAAGTCGGGTTGTGTCGCGCCCAACTCGCCCCGTTTTTCGCTCGCCATGCTTCGTATTCCTTCTGGCTCATGTTTGACGGGTCGCCGTTCGGCGCACCTCCCCGGTTCCCGATCGGCTTGATCGGCGCCGGGGCGCTGCTCATCTTCGGCGCATTGGAAAGCTGCGATTCCAGCTTTGCCAGCGCGCGCACCTGTTGCCGTTCGGGAAGCGAAACAAGGTCGGCCGCTTCGTCAGGATGAGCCCCGAGGTAATACAGGACTTCGGCAGGACGCTCGCAGTCAAGGACCGTTTCGAGGAATTGCCGGCGCTCGGCCGGTTCCAACGCTAACGATCGCAACTGCTCGAGCTTGCTATCGAAGTCCTTGAATGCCTTGCTGCCTTGCTCGAAAACGTCGTTGCTTTTGGCATTGAAGCTTTGTTCTTGCACAAGGCGGCGGGCGATTTCGTGCGGGTCTTCCTGGCGTTGCTGTGATTCCTGCGGTTCGGCCGGCTGCAGTTCGTTGAGCCTTGCTTTCAGTTCCTCAACTTGCCGCATTGCCATTTCAGCCTGCGCGCGAGCTTCCGCGCGCTGTGCAATGGCCCGGTCGATCCGGCGCTGCACTCCCCGCGGGATTTCCTGCGGAGCCTGCGGCGGTTTTTCCGTTTCCTGTTTCTCGTCCTTTGGCGTTGCCGGGTCGGACTCGGCGGCTTCTTTCTCGACAGGCGCTGCGTTTTGCTCTGCCGGTGGAGGGGCAGGCGCGGTGAGCGGGGCCGACAGTGATTCAGTGTTTTCGGTCGTCATGTGATTTCACACGATGGACGCGGGAAACCGCCCGCTGCGGGTGACGTTTTTGGTCACAGTGATTGATTCTGTCACTCGTCCAAGAGTAATGCAACTAAAAACATCGAAATTGCCTCATCTTCGGCCGCAATTGCCGCCCTTTTCGCGGCTTCGGCGCGGCCTTGCAGAATTAGCGCCTCATACAGCGCGACAAGTTCGGCCGTCGGCTCGATTCCGCGGCGGTCCAGTTCGCGGGTGAACAGGGATAGCCCTTGCTCCCGGTCGGCGTCGGCAATGACAGCATCGGCGGCGATTTCGGCGACGGCATCTTGCGGCGCAACAAGCGGGCGCGGCTGCTCAAGCGTGCGCCAGTCAAGCTCGCGATCATCGTCGCGCCGGGTGCGTCCTGGCGGCGTGCCGAGGAATCCCGGCGTGTTCGGGGTCGGCGGCGGCGGGGGAGGCGGGGCGCCGTCGAAGTCCCATGCAAGGGACGAAAAAGCCGTGTCCTGACCGAAGGCGGCATTGCTAAAGCTAGCCACGCCACAAGTCCCCGGCCGTGCCTGTGCCTAGCACGGCGGCGCTGTTCATTAGCCGCACGTTGACATCGGCGCGGTTCGCCACGGTGAATGTCAGTTGATCCGTTTTCGCCTGAATGGCCGCGATGCCGGCGTTATCGGGCACCGTATAGCTGACCGTCGCAAGCCGGCTCGAGACGGTCACGTCAAGGTTGGCCGCGACCGTCAGTCCGATAGCCGCAATTCCGGCATTGTCCGGCGCCGTGTAGCTCGCCGCGGCAAGGCGACTGCCGACCGTCGCGTTTAGGTTCGTGCCGACGATATAGCCGGCCGTGCCGATGGCATAGGCGCCCGGCAGCGGCGTTACCCACGGATCGCCCGCGGTGCCGGCTGCGGCCAGTGCGGCGCCTGCGCTGCCGACCGTTGTATGACCGGCTAGCAGTTCATCCCAAACGCCGTCCGCGATTTCAGCCACGGCAGAGGCGGCAAGCGTGGCGGCGTCGACCGCATCGGCTACCAGGTCCATCGAATCGCCCGGCCGCGCGAGCGTCGGCGTCGCGCTCGGCGCGCTGGCGCTGCCGTCAATGCCAAGCCGGTTGCGAATCTGCTCTTTCTCGGTAGTCGTCCAATCCCCGCCGCCGCCACCGCCTCCGGTGCTGACCGTGATGGCCTGCACCGGCTGCTGGAACAGGATGCGAACAACGTAGCTGCCGAGCGTGTTAACGAACGGATCGCCGCCGCCGTCGACCAGCAGAATGCCATCCGTCACCGTCAGCGTGTGATTCGCCTCCTGCGGCCGGACGCGCCAGCCGTTCACCAGATAGCAATAGGCCGGGATGAACGTGCCCGCGCCGCTGTCAATGACCGTCCCGCCCTGATTCTCAAAGGCGATCAAGAACCGCAGATTGTTCGAGAGCATCGCCCAGTCGACCCATTCGCTATACGTCGCCGGGACGTTCAGCGAGGTATTCCCGGCGTCGCAGACAATGCGCTTTGTCGCGGCGTCGAAGGTCACGGCCTCCGAGAGCGCGCCGTCATAGATCGGGTCGACCGCCTGCGTTACCGGGATCGTCTGCACCGACGCGACAAGTTCAACGTTCGGGATTTGCAGGAACACAAAGCCGGGGCAGAGAATGTTGATATCGACGAAATCGCCCGGCGAGGCGTCGAAAGTGTAGGTGAACGTCCCGCCCGACTCGTCGCCGATCGTTACCAGCGTTTCGGTTCCAGCTTCGACCAGGCATACCCGCGTGCCAGTCTCAAGGCCGGTTAGCTGGATTGTCGGAACAACCAGGTCTTGCACACTCATGGTCATCGCAAAATCAAACGATGACCAGCCGGACACCGGCACGGCGGTTGCCGCCGTCGCAAGCTCGGCCGCGCTGCATAGCCCGATCGCCTCGCCCGGCCGCA